CTGATTATATAAATGAACTATTGGATGCTCAAGAAAAAGGTGACTTGGAATATAGTTTATGTTTTATGTGGGATTCAGTTGGTTCTGTACCTTGTAAAATGACATATGAAGGTAAGGGTGGTAAACAACATAACGCTTCAGTTCTTGCTGATAAGATTGGAATGGGTATCAATCAAAGAATTTCAGGTAGTAGAAAAGCTGAATCTAAATTTGAAAACACTTTGATTATCGTCAATCAACCTTGGGTAGAATTACCTGACAACCCATTTGGACAACCAAAGATTAAAGCAAAAGGTGGTGAAGCAATATGGTTGAACTCTTCTTTGGTATTTTTGTTTGGTAATCAGAAAGGTGCTGGTACAACAAAAATTACAGCAACTAAAGATAAAAGAAGTGTTAAGTTCGCTTCAAGAACTAAAGTATCCGTATTAAAGAATCACATTAATGGTTTGGGTTACGATGATGGTAAAATTATTGTTACACCTCACGGATTCCTTTCGGGCAAAGATACTGCTGAAGAAAAAGTTTCTATTGAAAAATATAAGAAAGAATACGCAGATTATTGGAAAGAATTGTTAGGTTTGGAGGGAGATTTTGACTTAAAAGAAGAAAAAGAATATGAATAAGCTAAAAGTTATATCACTATTTTCAGGTTATGGTACACAAGAGTTGGCACTAAAATACATTGGTGTTGACTTCGAGAATGTTGCAAATTGTGACATACTTAAAACCGCTAATATTGCTTATGATTCATTACACGAAACAACATTGGGTAATTTGGGGGACATATCGAAGGTAAACGAGGATGGGTTCCCCAAATGTGACCTTTTAACCTATTCATTTCCTTGTCAGGATATATCAATATCTGGTGTACAAAAAGGAATTCAGAAGGGTACAAGAAGTGGACTATTATATGAAGTTGAAAGAATCTTGTTGAAGAATCAACCAAAGTTTCTTTTGATGGAGAATGTTAAAAACTTGGTATCTGAAAATCATATTAAGAACTTCAAAGACCACATTTTATATTTGAATCTTTTGAGATATGGATGTGCTTGGAGAGTATTAAATGGTGCTGACTATGGTTGTCCTCAAAATAGAGAAAGAGTGTTTATGATGTCAGTTTATGGGATGTCGAATGATGAAGTTGCTAAGATTATGGATGGTGTTGAGAAACACAGAAAAGAAAGAGTACCAATGAAACCATTCATCGAAAATGACATCGTGGAGGACTTATTTATTGAATGTGAGGTTACACCTAACGAACCTAAAAAGAATAGTGTGTGTAGACTAATAGGTAGAAGAAATGATGTTTCTTACGATCAAGCGAGACGTATCTATTCTATTGATGGTTGTTCTCCTTGTTTAACAACAACTGGTTCACCACAGATAATGACTGAAGATGGTAGAATAAGAACGATTACTGGTAGAGAAGGATATAGATTTATGGGAGTTAAAGAGGAAGATATTGATAAGTTATTATCAACAAGTTTAACAACTAATAATCATATTGCTTTGGCTGGCAATTCGATATGTGTACCTGTGATGGAAGCAATCTTTACAGAATTTTTAGGTGAGTATATCACAAAAGAAGAAAAGAATTTAGAAAACAATTTAGTTAACCCCTTAAATTAAAATAATGACTAAAACATTATTGGTAGATGGTAATAACCTAATGAAGATTGGTTTTCATGGGGTTAAAGATTACTATCACAATGGTAATCATATTGGGGGTATTTGGCATTTCCTGAACACTTTAAGACGATTTATCGAAGAACACAACTTCGATAAAATCGTTGTGTTTTGGGATGGGGAAGGAAATTCGAGTAAACGAAAAGTTATATATCCCCAATACAAAGAGAATAGAATCCAAGAACAAAATGAATTCAAAGTTCAATCTTTCTCTTTTCAAAAAGAGAGGGTTAAACAATACTTGGAGGAAATGTTTGTTAGACAAGTTAATGTTGAAAACAATGAAGCAGATGATTTAATTGCTTATTATTGTCATATTGCTGAAAATGAAAAGATTACAATATTTTCATCAGACAAAGATTTGACCCAACTTATTTCCGAAAATGTTTCAATTTATTCCCCATCGGCAAAACAGATGTATAAAAATGGGGATAAAATAAAACTAAAAGAACACGAGATTCCACATAATAATATATTAACTTATAAGGTATTATGTGGTGATAAGTCAGATAATATTGATGGAATATATTATTTGGGGGATAAAACATTGTTCAAATTATTTCCTGAACTACTTGAACAATACGTAACAATTACCGATATTATTACCAAAGCAGAAACTCTTTTGAAGGAAGATAAAGATAACACGGCAATCAAGAATCTTCTTACAGGAAAAACCAAAACAGGAATTTATGGTAATGAATTTTTTGAAATCAATAAAAAGATTGTAGATTTGTCAGACCCATTAATTGATGATGAAGGAAAACAGATGGTTGAACTTTATTATAAAGAAACCTTGGATCCTGATGGAAGGGGACATCGAAATCTGATAAGAATGTTGATGGAAGATGGATTCTTTAAGTTTCTTCCGAAGGGTGATGATGCTTGGGTAAATTTTGTAAAACCATTTTTGAAACTAACACGAAAAGAGAAAAAAAATTTTAACACAAAAAACTAAAAAAATGAGAGAAATTAATGATGTAACAAAACTTGAATTTTTGATGATGGTAAATGATAATATTATCGTCCAAAGATTTTTCAACGTAAGGGATTTCAATGTTGATGCCAGAAATTCAATCGACTTTCATGAATATATGAATGACTTGATTGATAAATTGAATCATCAGTTGAAGATGAAAGCTGTAAGTTATCTTTTGGAAAATCAATTCGATATAACCAACAATCCGAATATTTTGAATACTTCCTATGTTGATGGCCCTGAGTACTTTAACATATATTTAAGACAAGGTGATAAGTTACTTTGTCACAGAAGATTTGACGCGAAAATCTACCCCCCAAAGGTCAGATACACAGTTGATATCAGACAAACAATTAAAGGAATTCTTCAAGAATTAACTTCAATATTTTCAGCAAAAGACCTTTCTTTTGATTATCTTGGACTTAATACCAGAGTGTAATATTTATTCATACAATAACTTAAACTTATGTCATCTAATAAAAATTTTGATTACTTAGGAAGCTCATTTCAGGTACAACTACTTAATCAAATTGTAGTAGATAAAGAGTTCTCAAGGTCTATTGTTGATGTTATTGAACCCAATTATTTCGATAACAAATACTTCAAAATCATTATTCAAATGATTAAGGAGTATAATCAAAAGTGGGATGGAGTTCCTAGTTTTGAAACACTTGAACAAATTACTAAGTCTGAATTTCAACAAGAATCTATTGCCAAAGTAGTTATAGATACTATAAGAAAAATCAAGGAAGCACCAGTATCTGGTGGGGACTTTGTACAAGAAAAAGCTTTGAAGTTTTGCAAACAACAAGAGTTACAAAAAGCAATAACAAAAGCTCAAAAGGTTATCGATGGTGGAGAGTTCGAGAACTACGATGCCCTTGAAGAAATGATACGTGAAGCACTCCAAGTTGGGATTGTTGAAGATGGAATGTTAAACGTTTTCTCCAACTTGGATGATGTTCTGAATGAGGATTATAGACACCCAATACCTATGGGAATACCTGGTATTGATAGATTACTGAAAGGTGGTTTAGCTAAAGGTGAAATCGGAGTTGTATTAGCACCAACAGGTGTGGGTAAATCAACTATCTTAACTAAGATTGCAAACCACGCATTTAACCTCGGATATAATGTTCTTCAAATATTTTTTGAGGACAATCCCAAGGTTATTCAAAGAAAACATTTTACATTGTGGACTAAAATCCACCCTGATGAAATGTCAATTAAAAAAGAAGAAGTTTTGATGAGAGTTAAGGAAGTTGAAAACAAAATGACAAACCAACTTATTTTAGAAAAACTTCCATCTGATACAATGACTATGACTCAAATCAAGAATCTTATTAGAAAGAAGATTGCTGATGGTATCAAAGTAGATATGGTGTTGTTGGACTATATTGACTGTGTTGTACCTGAGAAAAACTTGGGTGACGAATGGAAGTCAGAAGGTTCTGTAATGAGAGGATTTGAAGCAATGTGTCACGA